CCTTCGGCGGTTCAGGAAGGACCCACAAGCCTTATGATATAAGGGTTTCAGAGCAATCATTTTTTTCGCCCATAAAAAAGCGGGAGAGTAGGGGTAATGCTCTCAGGCTTATCATCTATCCATACGTCTATAGGGAGTCTCATTTTTAAAGTAGTTTGTTTCTTATATCTAGTCTCTACAAATATAATTGGTATCTCCCTAAGGATATTTTTTCTTATTTCTTTCCCTAATTGTTTACGTCTCTTGGTTATACAGAAAACCTTATGACCATTCTTTATCATAGATTGACATACTGACGACCACATTTTTTTGTCCCTGCTGTATGTGTCGTCATAATCAATAGCTATGTTCATGGTTTTGCTATGGCCTTATTTATCTTCTCTCTTAACTTCTTAGGGAACTTGCTCTTAATAACATTCTCCCCGATCTTATAAAAAGGAAATATGCTGTCGTAGTTAATTACCTTCTTAAATACAGCTAATAACATCGGTTGTTTTCTTTTTGTTCCTTTTGAATAAACACCATATCCAGTTTTGGTTTTTCTTATATTTCTACCCGCCGAAGTTAAATTTCTTCTAAATTTTAAATTACCCTGTGGATTCAAGGCTACGTTCTGAGTAGGTACGGCATAGTCACTTTTTTTACCAGTTTCAAAAGCTGTATAAGTTCCACCTTTTATTTGTGGAGCCAAATACTTTTCTCTCTTCTTTTCAATAAAGACAACACCTTCCATTTTTTTTAATGTTGCTTGTTTTACTTGAAAACTATTAACAGTAAAGGCAGTTGGGTTATTAAATATATGTTCTGCCTGTTTCTTGTATACCTTTCTTAACCCAAAAGCCGTTGCGTTTATGGCATCTTTCGTTGCTCTTGGTAAATATCTTTTTTGTTTTCTTTTTAAACCCTTAGATATTTCTTTGATATTTGTTTTTACACTTACGTTTAACATTTTCTTTATATATTTCTCCAGGGCGATTTGTTTTTAAAAGATAGATTATATTCACTGGCCCAACGCCATACTGTCGTCTTAGACGTACCTAATTTGAGAGCCACATCGTGTAAGGTCTTACCATCACGGATAGCTTCCTCAATGATCGTCTTTACTTCGTCATTACATTTTCTATCAGTCATATTTTATATGTGTAATTATTATACAAATTTTTTTACTAAAGATTCTTATAATGTTTAATTAATCTTTTCAAATAAAACTCGGCCTTCTCTAAATCTACTATGTTGGCTCCCTTATCTTTGTGTCGATAAAGATAACGCCAGATGTGTGCTTCATAAGCAGAAGCAGGATCTTTAACCTGTTGCTCAATAATATCTAAGCACTCAATCTTATTGGTGTAATGGGGTGGTTTATTAACCATATCTTTCATTCTTATCTCCTATACTGAAAAACTCGACACTGGCCCCATGTTATCAATCTCTTCTTGTGGGGTGGGTTCAATGACTTCACTACCAGGGAACTCTTTCTTTATGTTTAAAATGAATATCCAATTATCCCTGGGTATTAATCTGAATATCTCAACCAACGATACCACTACTGGCTCTGGCTTTTCGTTTCTGCTCATGGCTACTGCTTTAGCGAAATAAGCATCATCACAAACGATTAAGAACTTAGTATCATTTCTTTTGTAGTAGTAACTCCATATATACCCATCTAATTCTATATGCCCTCGATCTTTAGCATTCTTCTCGCATGTGTCCAGACCACGCAACATACCTTCTGCGTTCTGAATAATGACAGGGTAATTAACACTGGCTCTACACTCATTAAACTTATTCTCCATGATCTCTAACCGATTCTTTAAATCCACATCTATTAAGTTAGGGAAGCGATATTCTCCCCAATTCATATTGATCTCGGCCTTACGTTTAACCACATCAGCACATAGTTGATTGGCTCGCTCTTTATGAGGGTTCTTAGGTGGGGTGTATTTCTTAGGTCTGACCATCACTAAGCTGTTTTTTATTTCCTTATTGTGTTTCTGCTATTTTTGTTATTGTGTTTTTTTCAAAACAATTTTCATAAGATAAATTTTCTTTTTTTGCATTAAAATCATCAACACACATAGTTCGTGAAAATGGTTTATTAGTTTCATTTTTAAAAAAAATAATTCTTCTTGTAGGCAACCAAACTAAACAATACACATCTATATTTTTGTAACCTGTGTATTTCCCTGCTATTTCTCTTCTTAAAAAAAATTCAACACTTTTTGTCTTTTTGTCTTTTATAGTTATATATCTATGATCTTTCATTCCTGTCCCTACATATTTCCTGTAAGCTCTTTGAGTTGATTTAGTTTTTACTTGCAGTTTGTAGACCTTGTTTTTTGCATTTTGTACAACTAAATCTATTTCGTTGTTTGGGGTTGTGCTTGCTAATACAAAAAACCCTTTTGATCTTAAATATGCTGACACTAAATCTTCTCCAAAAACTCCAACCGTAACTTTGTCTATTACTTTTTTTTTGTCATTTTCTTTTTTTATATTTATTTTGTTTTGTGTTTTTGAAAAAAAATCTGTTTGTTCCATATCACCCTAGTAATGGAGTTATTGGCCCCACGTTCTTTACATCTTCTTCTGTTTTCATTCTTTAATTCTCACTAAGCTGTTCCTTCATGGCTTTATTCGCTAAGAAATCCCTGGTCGTAATGATTTCATCATCACTAACAGTTCTGTAGTCCACTAAAGGTTTACCCATAATAGTAGCCTGGTAATGCAATTCGGGTTTGTATGAGCCTTGTCTAGCCAATATCTCAATATCTAACCAAAGCAACGCTCTCGCCCATGACTGATCCGTCAGTTCTAAACCTTTCTCACTATTCTTGCTCATAATTCTAACTTTTGCATAAACTACAAATATGGGTTTGCTAACGCTAAAACGCTAAAACCCTTTAGGGTTTTTTAGCGTTTAAGCGGTAAACGCTAAAACCGAACCCACTTTTTTTAGCGTTTTAGCGTCCTTTTTTAGCGTTTCATACTTAAAACACCTCTCTATCCTTCGGAACGTATTGCTCTCTGCCAACCTCTTCGATCAATTCGTGATCCTCTATTAATGATTTTTTTGCACTAGCTAGACCACCACTCGACATATCATTAAGAGCTTCTTTGAGTTCTTTTTGTGTAACAAACACCTCAAACACATCTTCTTTACTGGCTCTGGCTTCTCTAACCTTACTGCCGTAGATATTCTTTAATGTGTCTAATATTATCTGTTGGTTCTTACCCAATTCTCGTTTTGTTTTAGGCTTACTCCATGTCCCCGAAACCAACGCTCCTGACGTAGTGGGTTGGCCTTCTTCGTCTAATAAATGATGAAACTCTGTCTCTTGGAAGTTAAATCGCATGGGTGGTAAAGGACGACCATCTTTAACTAAAGTCTGTTCAAAGTTTAAAGACCATTCTTGTTCTTCATTATCATCTACTTTTTCAACCTTATACTCCCAATCTAAAGCGGCAGGTAAGACACTCGATCCACGTCCCCTGGTTAAATGACCATGACCCGTATGATGCACTAAAATTACAGCACATCTAAATTCTTCTCTAATATAACGATCTATTTGGGCGACAAATCGGTTCATATCTTCGGTACTGTTCTCATTACCTGGGCCAAAGTTCCTGGCTAACGTATCAACCACCACTAACTTAGGTGGTTCTCCATAAGTATCGACCAGAGTTAAGGCTTCATTACGCATCATTTCTGCGTCTAATTCGTCTAATATCTGTACTCCTCGCTCTGAATAATGCAGTTTAGAATCTTTTAATATTGAACCAGGATCAGTAATTGGGTTAGGGTCGTTTACTTTTTCCCAGGCTAATAATCTCCGGCTTAAACCTCTATGGCCTTCTCCTGCTAAATACAAAACCAATCCTTCGTTTGTTTTATTCTTATGCCAATCTCTTCCAGTAGCCACACAACAGGCCATATCGACTGTTATAAAGGACTTACCACTCTTGGCAGGGCCAAATACACCTATTAAAGAATCTTCCTCGCAGACCCCTTTTATGACCCATTTAGGCACTGTTGCTTGCTCTATCGCTTCGCTTGCATGGAAGAACTTAAAGGCTCTGACATCAATGGGTTTTTCATAGGTAACTAAGGGTATTCCCAAATCACTTCGAGCATTATTAAAAGCTTTTTTCCAATCTCCGTTAGCATTTAATATACGTTCTACATCAAACGCATCGTGAGAATGTCCATCGCCCAATAAGTCTCCTGCATGATGGGAATAAATACTGCCATCTTCCAGGACAATAACCCCTGGTGTTTTAGTTTGACTGTGAGGAGATAAAAAACGATTCTCGCCTTTCTTTTCGTAACCATGCTTAACCAATATCTGTTCAACACTATAAGTAGAATTGAATCGTTCAATAATATCTATTGAATCCACATTAGGCTCTAGCTGTCGCTTGACTGTCTCTGGTTTAAAGTAACCCAGGCAATTCAACATTCCCTGTTCTTCAACATCAAAGTTCTGCCAAAGTTCCACCAATCTTTCGGGTAATTCGGGTATATCAGCGAATTGAGAGGGTAGGGGATTGATCCATTCGTATCTGTGGCCCTGCGTATGAACGCTAGGTGGCAGAACGTCCATTACTCCCGTTCCCGTTGTACTCCCTCGCAACTCAAAGACTGTAACAATATCGGCATCGTTCTTATAAGTAAGCTTCTTGATCCCGACATGCTCAATATTAGGCATTTTAAAAAGGAACTTAATCCCATCTCGTTTACCCCGATAACAGGGATAAACCTTCTTCATTTCTATTGGGTCTAATCCCAAATAGCTTTTAAATACCTTTACTGCATCATCCCGACTGTCAATGTCTATTGAGCAGGTACTAGATAAATTGTGAATTAAACCGATATTTTGATGTTCGGTTAATTTATCAACATCAATTCCTTTAGTGTGCCAACTTGCAGTAGTCGGGCCTTTAGTCCCTTCCTTCATAGCGACTAAGTGAAACCCTATTGCAGAGTAACTCTTAGCCGCTTCAATGATTCCATTCATAGGGGAAACTAAAATGGAATTTCTTCTTCGCTTTGTTTAGCTTCTATCTTTAATTCAGAACTTGTATCTTCTCCATTAGTTAATTGAGAAGAGGTAAATTCTTCGGGTCTATCCACCCATTTAAGTATCTTAAATTCTGGAATGCGAGAGTTCCAGGTAGTCTTACTCGACCCCGTGTATTCAAGTACGGGTAACTTGCCTGGGTTGTCGTCTTTAATAGCCCACACATCGGCAAAGATGTCATTTAAGCCGTTCATCGGTCCTTTCGCCGTAGTTTGCCAGGTAAAAGGTTCTTCGCCCTTAACAAACAATTCAATGCTTAGTCCTCTTGACCATTCATCTTTTTCTTCGGGTGTACCGCCTGGGTTGGGATCGGGTAAACCTAACTTTTTATCCCATATCCAACTCGGAGCAATACCTGGGCCTAATTTGCCCCAACCTGCTTTCATACTGTTGTGATCTAAAACAAAGTGCTTTAAATCAATTTCGCCTTCGGGATAATCCCACCTATCGGCTTGAGGTTTGTAAGTTATCCAGTTGTTACCTGAACCGCCTACGTTTATTCCTAGATCAATCATCATTTTCTCCTTTATTATCTAGTGGTTAAAAAATCTTTTTTTAAAGTTATAGTCTTGTAGTTATTAGCTTTTCTCTTTTCTTTTGCTTGAATGTATTTACGCAATACCCATTCGGGTTCTAACAAACCCAACGCACAAGCCAACACGAAAGTTTTATTATTTAAGTTAAGCCATCGCTTGGCCTTTTGTGTTTCATTAACATTATTAGCATGTATGCCTAAAGCATCCTTTAAGGCTAAAGTTATTACGGCTATCCACAATCTTTGTTCGGCGATCATTTTTTCTTTTTCTTGTCGAACCATTTATCAATGTTTTTCTTAGCAATATAAATAAGGGCAATTAAAACCAACAGGATCGAAGCATCCGCATACCAGGGCAGATCAGTATTTAATCTAACCCCGCCTATTTCTAAACTCTCTTCGGGTGGGTCTTGAATCATAGTCTGTTCTACTGTGACTACAGTTCCTTCTTCTTCGTTTTCTTCAATAGTGATGGTTTTACTTTGTGGCATCTTTAATTCTTTTTAACCTTATCCCTGGCCCCTATATTTCTTGCGGTTCGGTTTACGTTTATTTCTGCCACCACCGAAAGACCGAGGGCCACTCCCGATACTGGTCTTTTTGTTTTTTCTTTTTCGTCTTGCTCTTTCGTCATATACAAAAATCTTATGCCGTTTAACCCGAACCATTTAATTTCCTGATTTTTTGTTTTAAATCGAACCCTTTGTCCCAATTTCGCCAATTAATCATTGTTCTCTTGTGTTTGGAAATAGAATCCCAGGTATCAATCTGGGCTCTGGTTCGGCCACAACCAGAGCAATATGAATCGCCAGGGATAGCCAAATTACTACAACGACCAGTGCAAGGATTGTCGGCCAATGACTCACTGTAGTTAGCCATGACTCCTATTCCTTCTTCTAAAGCGATCTATGAGCGTTTGTTTGGGTAAATTCTTAAAGATTTTCCATTGTTTGTTTGTTTTACAGTCCAAATAATCTGTATCGCCATTCAGATACTTTCTTTCAATCACTCCATTATTTAAGTGTAGATATTTAACACTCTTGGCCCATTCTTCCGCTTCCAGTTCTAATCTGGCCCTATCTACTAAGTCGGTATATTCAGTCATATTTCTTTCCCCGTTAAAATTGGTAAAAAATTCTCTAAAGGAATTAACGCTGTGATGCGATTGTCGTTTTGAAAACAACCCTTGTATGCGTAATAAGGTATGCAAACCTTAGTGCGTTTAAAATGAGTCAATATAAGGGCAGGGGTGGTATCTTTAGCAATATCACAAACTTTAGACCAGGGCGAACTTGACCTGGCTATATAAGATGGGTCGTCACTGACCGCTATTGTCCAGGTGGGTAATTTCTCCATTCTCGCTGTCTCTTTCTAAATTATCTAAAGCGTTACGCAATAAGTTACAAACAATGACCTTTATGTCTTGTTGTCTAAAGTGTGCCAGAGCCTTTAATTCGGTGTGTAAAGCAGGATCAACGTATAACTGTCTGCTTTTGGGTATGTTTTTATTTTCTTCCATTTATCAAATAGTAGTAATAATTATTGTAAATTATAGAAAAGTGTTTAGAATTACAAGAACAAAGAGGGACATTAAGAAACAAACCCTCTCTTTAGGAGAGAATAATGGAGATATCATATCAACCACCAACGGCCATTCGGTCTTATGGTAAGCACGTCATGTATCTAGCCAACGGAATATGTATGGTGGAAGCTGACAGCATAGTAGGGCATACATTGGGTTTAACACTTAACGGCAAACCTAAAGGAACCTGGAGAGTTATCAAGCGTTATACCGAAGAAATTGTAAAAAGAACTCACGTTAGGCCAGAACTCACAGATGCTTTAAATTTATGCCAAGCCGAAAAAGCCAAATTAATTTTACCTAAAATGGGGCATTTAGCATCGACCATAAACTTTATTATTCCTTGCTTAAAATCAGGAGTTCCTATTATTGGTTGCGATATCGGTGGACACAACCACATTGAAATGGGGTTGTTGGTTCGTTTATCTGAACAAAATAGAAAAAAGATTTCAGAATCCGTTAAGAAGAAACACGCTGAATTAAAAGAGCAGGGTGTTTTACTCGGATCGCCTTCACTCGATTTGACTAGGGAATTGGCCTATCAAGAGAATCGAAAGTTGGCAAAAGATTTTGCTGAAACTATCTTGCCGATTGTGGCCGAGATAGAAGCAAAAGGGGCAACCACTTTGGTTGAAATTGCACATCGTTTGAATGAACGCAATATCCCCAGTAGGCGAGGGGGCATTTGGCACCCTTCCTCAGTTCGTAATTTATTAAAAAGGAGAAAATAAAAATAGATTGTTTTGCCAAAAAATAATCAATTGTGTTTATGTGTTTATTTGTATTTTTAAGGGAGAATAAAAATGAAGAATAATTCAGATCAAGAGTTCTTTATGCGTCAACACGCTTCGATGGGATCAAAACGTTTGACGATCCCGTTAGAAGAAAAAGAGCATATAACGAACACGATAGAAGTCCTGGAACACTGTTTGGATCAATTTAAACGAATTTCTAAGCAGAGAGTTCCACTTTATCTTCGGTTGCTTCATGCTCGTATGCTAATTGCAGAATGCAGTTATTTATTAAAATCAAAAGCTAATCGTCACACAAAAGAGGAAAATTATTATAAAGGGGCCGTTTAACTGCTAAAAGCTAGTCAGTTAACTGCTATTAATACTTAAAACTTAATTACATATATAGGAGAGACAGAGACGATGAAAAAACGTACTTACTATAAAGCGTCCCAAGTGGTTGATTTTGCTAGATACCAAGATTCCATATCTAGTAGCAAAAACCTGTTTGATACGCTATGGCTAGCCTTATTTGGTTCGTATAATATATATCAAGTTAAAAGTGCCTACATTACTAGGCGAATTAACTATTCTAGATATATTAAGCCAAGTAAATTAACTAGATTTACTAAATCATTTAAGGCTAATTTATCAACCCTTGAAATTGCAGGTTCCTTAACTGGATTTGCAGTTTTACTTTATTACTCACTGTAACAGTGAGGTATATAAAACCCTTTCTCTATGGGGAGAAAGTAAAAACAATCCCTGTTAGCAGTATATTTAGTTATGGCTACGAAAATGGCTACACCGCTATTTATACTAATTTAAGAACCAGGCCATTTCTAGCATGTGCAAGTGCAGATGAAATAGCCGAAGAAATGTATGGAGAGAAAAATGGTAGGTAAGAAAACATGGGACTATGGGGCCAGTTGTTCAATCCTTTCTGGTATTGCAGGGATAAGTCCTTATGAAAACATGAGTAGGGCAAACTTATTGAGTAAGGCCATAAGAGCAAAAGACGGAGAGAATGTAAGAGACGAATTTGATCCTAACCCTGGACAGAAGATGGCTATGGAGTTGGGAGATTTATTTGAGAACGTCATTCTGGAGCGTTGTGTGTCCACTTTGGGACTACTCATGCCCGACTTAACTGTGGATTATGCCGTACAGCATCAGGAGATACCGCTTCAAGGCTCAATGGACGGCTTTGCCTTCGCAGGAGAAAAACTGCGTATAGAACACGATCCCGCTAAAGGCATTTATGTCATGGGGTCTAATCTAGCTGAAATGTCAGACAAGGTTATCCTGGAATGCAAAGTAACCAGGGATTACCCCGAAGAAGAACCCAAGCTGTTTCGTGGGCCTATGCAACTGCAAGGCTTAATGGACATAGAAGGGGCGAAATGGGGTGTTTTGTGTGTGCTTTATCAGTCCACCACCTTAAGAATGTTCATTTATCATCGGGACGAAGTGATGGTAAAAGAAATTCATAAACTGGTTAAAGACTTTGATCGTAGGGTCAAAAATAAAGACCCCTATCCACCCGTTAATCCAAGTGAAGCCTTGACTATTTGGCAACAGGCAGAAGTTAACGCTGAACCCGTTGAGTTACCCGAAGAAGCCGAAGATCAAATTGAATTGATTGAACTGGCTACTGAATCCATGAAGAAATGGACGGATATTAAAAAAGAAGCAACGGCTAAAGTGATGGCTATGTTGGAAGAAAATCCTTACGGGGAACTGTGGAAGGACAGACAGGGCGAAAGGGTCTGTTATCAAGTGCGTTGGCCCATGAGACATTACAAGGCCCAAGAGGAAAAAGTAGTTCCTGCGAAGGACGCTTATTCCATACGTCAAAAGACCTTAAATATCAAAGAGGTGGTTTATGAAAATACTGAATAAAATACCTAAACGATCTAAATACGCTGAATACCTGGAAGCCTTAGAACCAGGTAAAGCTATTGCTGATCTGGATTATAAAACAGCGTATGGCTTGAGGGGTGCTTTGTACAAACAGAACTGTAAACCAACGATGTTAAAACAAGCCGATGGTCTTTATACAGTGGGATTGGTTTCTAAGTAGTCTTATCCGGAAGGGGAGAGGGGCAACTCGTTTTGATAGATTTTTTATTCTTGGAGAGAATGATAGTTGCCCCAAATTCCTAATAGACCTTAAGTTTCATACACCAAAAGTCAACTAATCTTCTATCGGTTTTAATACGGGAGCGTTATTCAACTCTTCCAACGTCTTTTGTAACGATTCAAATTCTTCTTCTTTAGTGGGTGGAATCACAAAAGTATAATGCTTTTGATGGCCCGTATTAGCTACAAATAAGCACACCTTCTCTGGATAAAATACCAGGGCATAAATATCATTTCTGGATTTGTAATACTGTTCTGTTCGTTGGGGTCTGTTGGCATGAAAACGATACCTTAAACCGCTTTTAGTCTTAGTTTGTGAGACTGTTTTAACTTGCACTTTATAGAGTCGGTTAGTGTGATCCAGGATTAGATCGTAAGGGGTGGTATGTGAGCAATTCGTAACAAAATCACACCATTCAATCAACACACTTTGCACATAACTCTCGCCCAACGCTCCTAACCTGGAATTGTGATTGTTTATTTTAGTTTTAGTTTTGTTTCCCATACATCCTTGTCTGCCGTTTCCAATAAATGAGCGTTATAAGTAGCACGTTCTCCCACTTGTTTTGCGTAACGGGAATCAAGAACTTGCTTTCCCGCTTCTTCCCATTTTTCTTCTTCAATGGCTTTAAGCATTTTTTTAAATTCTAAGAGGGTAGGCAGACCCAGGTTAAAACACATATCCGCTAATACTAATTGAGCGTTTACGGGCAGATCGGGGAAATCTTCAAACACATTTTCCAACTCTTCAATCGTGTTGTGAATATCGTTGGTTAAAAGATACATGGCTTCCTCAGTGGTTATGCCATTATCTTCAATGTTGCGGCCTACACCCAAAGTTAATTTACCCTGGGGGCATTTATAGGGTTTTAGCCTTAAACCTTCTCTGGCGATCAGGTGTGCTTTTAAAGCTTCAATCATTTACCGAATTTGCCCTTAATCCATTCGATACCATCATCAATGATATGAAACCATTTATGATAGACGAATAAACCTAAAGCAAATCCAAGTATTATCCAAAATAAAATTTCCATTTTATCTCCTTGCTATTACTAAAATCATTAAAATTAAAATTACAAAAACGCAGATGGCTTCGTTCATTTTTCCCTACTAACCCCTTGCATTTTTTCATACGTTCTCAAACCACCCAGGCCCAACATCCCCATCAGAATTGTTGAAAGCTGTGCAAATTCAAACTCAGGTAAATCAACCTCAATTCCGTTGGCTTTTAAAATGAACACCAAAAGAGGTTGAACAATAAAGTGATAGGCCATTGAGATTGAACATATCCAACCCACTGAGGGCCGCCATCCCGCAACGAACATATTTTGGCTTGCCGCTTCCTGTTTATTAACTTCCACTTGAGCCAAATTAGCTTCATGAAAGGCCATGTTCATTTCATGGCGAAGTTGATCTCTTAAAGTCTTATCGGGAATGAATTTTCCCAATACTTTATCAGCGATTCCGATAACGGATTCAGCGATACTCATTTACTTTTCCAGTAATAAAGAATCTACCTTTGCATCTAAACGATTTATTGAATCTATAATTGAAGTTTGTTGAGTTAATATCCTGGACACATCTTCTGCCAGGTCTCTTTTTGTTACATACAATTTAGCTACCTCTATTTGTCCGTGTGATATCGAAGTTTTGGCTTCATCAATCATCTTTTCGTTTCGGCGTATTGAAAACCAAATCGGAGCCAATACTAGGGTCACGACCACGTTCCATATTAGATACGCATTAACTTCCATCTTCCTGATTTTCTAGTAATTCCATTAATTCTTTTTGTTTCAATCTGAAATGATCTTGTTTCATGGTGTATTCATTAACCGAAGCCGCTAGATTTTGTACCTGGATTTGTATTTGTTGCATTTGAGTAGCCAACGCATACTGTTCATCGTTTAAATCAACTGAGTTAATGGTTTCAGTTTCTTCTCCATTAGGAAGTTCAATATCAAATTCAATTCTGTCGTTCATAATTCTCTCCTTATTATGAGTCCTTACTCTGGAATAACGTAATCTGGGTCGGGTACTGGATTGTCAGGGGGATTCGTGATTACGCTGTCGTACTGACTTGCAAATATGTCATCCCACGTTGACGTAGGGCATAAAGCCGTCAATTCAGCTAAAGTCCAACTGCCTACCGCTTTGGGTGTGAAGTTATTTACAGTCTCGCCATCTGCATCCGCATAACTCGCAGGGATGCTCGTATTAAAGCTACTTTCATAGTAAGTCGCGGGACTTGCACTTTTACTGCCCTGATTGTACGTCATACCCAAATCCCACTGTTGTACCTTACTGTTTAACTTATAGGGTATCGCTGTGGTTAGGGTTTTCGTTACTGCCATTTTTTACTCCTTATTATTTTCTAAATCTTCGACTTTTGCTGAAAGTTCTTGGATTGATTTTACAAGCATAGGAACTAAAGCACTTTCGCCTATTCTCTGTCTGCCATCAAAATCATCTTCATACCACATATCAAAGCCTTCTTTAATATCTGGGTTATTATCTATAACTTCTTTAACTTCTTGTGCTATGAAACCATGATTATATTTACCATTCATGGTTCTTTCTTCAGAATCAGCTTTATATGCACTCAGTTCTTCAGATATATCTTTTTCCTTCTTCCATCTAAAAGTAACTGGTCTTAGTTCGTTAATAAAATCTAAACCAACTTTTTCGTCTTGGATATCTTCTTTAAGTCTTACATCAGAAGGAGCAGTAATAGAAGTAGCACCAAAGGCTATGGAAGAATCAGTTTGGTTGTATCCAAACGTAAAAGTCGAGTCTCCTGCTCCTACTACGTTATAACCAAAAACATGTTGATTTATAGAACCAGAAGCCGAAGTATGTGAATAACTACCCATACATATATTTCTAGTACCGGTTGTAAGGATCACAGTGTAATTGCCTGTATCTGAACCAATTCCGACATTAAAATCGCCAGTAGTAAGTCCACCAAGAGCATTATGACCAACTCCGACATTTAATGCACTGTCTGTTAAAGCGTCTAAAGAACCACGACCAACTGCTACGTTATGAGTTCCCGTACTGCAGGCGTTCATAGCGGCCACCCCGATGGCCACATTACTATGCCCTGACGAATTTTGTTCTAACGCTTGATATCCCGTAGCAACATTATATGAAGCTGTGCTATTTGCCGCTAAAGACGCACCACCAACGGATGTATTAAAAGCACCTGAGGTATTTACAGTCATAGCTCCGGCCCCAATTGCGGTGTTAGATTCGCCCGTATTAACAGCATCTAAAGCTAAAGCACCAACAGCAGTACAAAGAGTGCCTGACGTGTTTCCATACATAGCTTCGTTGCCGACAGCAGTATTACTATTTCCAATATTAGCTCTTAATGCTTCTGATCCACATGCTGTATTAGCTGAAGTTGTTGTATTTAGTTTTAAAGCATCAAAACCGACGGCGACATTATCTGATCCTGATGTGCAAGCCGATAAAGCACCAGAACCCACGGCACTATTATAACCACCGCTTAAACTGCCATCGTCTAAAGCGGTATCTCCTAGTGCTATGTTGCTTGTTCCTGTTGGGTAGTTTCCATCAAGTTTAATGGTTCCACTATCGACTGAAACATTCCCACTAACAGTTAAAGTAGAACCATCGAAAGTTAAATTAGTTTCTCCATTTAATGTATTTGCTGTGCCACTACCTGTTATTACGCGATTGTCTGCATTGTTATTAATTGTAGTACCACTCGCTGTAGCAAACGAAAGAGTACCCGATCCATTGGTTGCTAGTACCTGGTCTGCATCTCCATCTTCTATGGGTAAAATCCATATTTGATCGCCTGTTAGGGCGGGGGCCTCAAAGCCAACATAGTTAGAGCCTTCGTAAAATCTTAATTCTTTGTTACTACCACCAATACTTAGGTTGTCGGTTGTCGTTAAAGTGGTAAATGCCCCTGTGGTTGCACTGGACGCTCCTATCGCCGTTCCGTCTATTGCTCCACCATTTATATCGACTGTATTAGAAGCTGTGACTGATAAGCCTAAAGTGATCCAGGCATTGTTAGCCGCATTCCTGAGTTTTAATAAATTATTAGTTGTGTCCACCCATAGCATGAATGCGTACATGGTGGAAGGTTCCGAGGTTCCAGAGTTGGTTGAACTGATTGCTAACAGGGCATTGTTTATATCTGCTCTAACTGTGGCCCCGTTGGCATTAGCTATAACGTAATCATGTTGAGCCATTAAAAGTTCCTTTTAGTGTTTGTAAATTTACGATTAATTACCTTAAGTTCCATAGTTGAATTGTCAATAACCCCGTGCAATATAATCAGCAGTTCTAGCGACTCCTGTGCCGCTTGAGTTAAAGAACTGCAACGTGAAGCCTGTTTTGCTTAAACCGGTAAGGGTGTAGTAATCTCCTGTAGCCATATTCTGAGCCGCTATTCCTAGAACGGGTGTCGCTCTAAATGAAGTGTCAAACGTAATCGTAGAACCACCCGCATCAATACCAGAACTTTCAGCTTGTATTCGATAATAAATATCGGCAACCGCTTTCAACTGACTGACATTAATTTGATAATTGTTATCAGCAGTTGACGCTTCGAGTTTAAACTTAAATCCTCTTCCGTGGTAGTTTCCTATAGTGAATAATTGCCAACCACTCCAAGTGGCCCCACCACTGGCAGGATCATCGTTGGTCGTTGCCACATACAGTTGAGCCAATACATTATCAAAATCTGTTGCATCAATGGATAACCAGGTATCTATATTGCCTTCTCTTAAATCCCATAAGTCGGAGCGATTAACAACAGTAAAAGTAATGGCTCCGTTTAGATTAACTGACCCCACCACTTCAACGTCTATCTTGTCGGCAAATTCATAAGAGCCAGAAGTATCAACCCCACCAATCGAATCGAACAATCCCCAATCATCTATGTCAGTTGTCATGGAATCAATTAAGGTATCGGCTTCAAATTTTAGATAACCTGTATCATCATCCACAATCATATTTGTTTTAGTCCCTGCGAAAGTGGTATCGGTAATGGTACCAAATGATCTGTAGTCAAAAAGTTGAGGGGAGATGGTATTAACTATCGTGGTAGCACTGTCTGATTTGTGTCCCGTTGAATCAACTGCTTTAATTAAATACGTTCCTTTTAATAACGGCATAACCACACTGTTACTGATACCGCTTACATCCTCTCCTATTTGTATTGATTGCTCCCAGGTGGCCCCACTGGTAACGTCTGAATGTCTTATTTCAAACGTACCACCTACCTTCACATCCAGATCGGTTGCAGGAGTCCAGGATAAACTGGCTTCGTTACTATCGACTCGTAAATAGAAATTGGTTACATCAGCAGGAGCCGCCGTTAAACCTGTTATTTCTGCTGTGGTTTCAGCATAAGCACTGGCTATATTGGCATCATTAACTGCTTTAACTCTGAAATTATAGTTACCAGGTGTTATATCAAAAAACTCAAAGAAAGTTCCTGTTGAAGTACCTGGCGATTCCCAGGTGGTACTTTCAGAAGTAAGTTTGAATTGCACTTCATAATGGTCAATAGTAATTCCTAACGCTTCCCAATCTGCATTCGCTACCGCCACCCAAGATAAAGTCGCTTTGGCCTTTACTCCCGACCCAACAAAAGAACTGGTCAATACTTCGGTTACACCCGTGATACCAGGTGGATTAATGGCAGGAAGGACAGAAGTTCCTTTGACTGTAAAGAGTTTAGCGGCATAGGTTGAAGTGAAACCAGGATTGTTTCTGGCCCTCACGTTGAAGGTATAAACCCCAGGCTTTAAATTATCAATATTAAATTGGGTTCCGTTGACATCTCCTACATTAATTAAATCTTCATCATTTAATTTTTTATAAGCTATGTCATAAGCAGAGACAAACGGGGATAAAGATTTATCCCAACTGATTGATATACGATTGGTTATTTTTGGATTGTTAAATAATAATTCTTCACTGACTGTAATATTAGCGGGAGCCAGGACGGAATGAAGAGAAGGAAGCTGAGTATTGGGAGAGCCTTCCCAGGAAGCCGCCGCCACTGTGTAAACTTCACTGTCGTATTCTACTGCCGTTATATTTATTTCATCGGTGGCTTCTATTCCAATCTGTAAAACTCTAAATATCTTTCCTGCTCCTGCGTTAATTGTGTCCCAACCAGGACTCGCTAATTTAATGTAAATCGTGTCTCCTACTTCTGCTAACAATCCGTCCTGGGTGGTTTTAAAATTAATCATTACGTTTTGTCGTGATATTTTTAAATTCTGATTGGCTATGTATTTAGCCATGAGCATATCTGCCGTAAAGGGCAGTTCTATTTTTTTGTGTAAGAGTAAATCGTTGTCGAATTCTTTATAACTTGAGGATTCAACTATAGAGAAATCCGCTTGCCATTCCCGATCAGGATTAAAAAATTCTGCTGTTACTTTGTTAGCTAAAGTTTCTTTACCACCCAATATAATTTCATAATCGGGCATGATGTTTGATTCATCAAAAGTAAGGGCGGCAGTTGTGGGTTTATCCAATATTAATTTGTACTTACCACCGCTAAAGATTAAAGACCCTCTACAAGAAGTTAGCATTTTATCGAGAATGTTTATGCTTGTTTCTGCTGTATTAATAACTCCGTTTAAGGTATATCTTTTTTGAGATACCTCGGAATAAGTACCACTGACAGTCTGAGTAAAAGTAACCACTTCATCACAATAATCGGCGGCAGATTCAAAAGTAGTATCATCAATTAAAGTTGAATCAATGGCCCTTCCGTAGTTGCTACTAATTAAATAATCACGAATACAGAGAGCAGGGTTGTTTGAAAACCTCTCAATGGGTAAGCCGTCAGAAGTAGCCGTTTGTCTGGGGTCTTGAACCCTTTTTCCTTTTATATCTACAGAAACAGTTGGAACACCAGAGGCCCATGTTTCGGGGTCATATTGAAGTCTTACATAAACGTAAGCAACACCCCTTAATCTATAATCGTCTGTCCAACTCCAAGTGCCACCGCCGAACCCCGCTACATATTTTAATTCTTGAGAAACAGTTTGATCCTCTGTTCCAACCTGCGGCTCTATGTAACAAAATTCTTTATTGGTTCCACCCGTATTGTGTATTTCAAACCTGGGGTCTTTATTGGGCCACGCCTCTACGTTGTTTAAATAAACTGCTGTAATTTCTGAAATTGGGCCTTCACACAATGCAAATACCATATTGAGATAAGCATTATGAGTTTGCACAATTCCATCATCGTCATAGCCGTTTGAGGTTCCCATAAATATCCTAGTTCCACCCACTCTTCTTGCCCCATAGACAACGGGTATGGGAGCCGTATTAGACGGAGCATTTGCAAGTATCGTGGCCCCTTGTTGTCCTAACCCTATGTCTGGAATCTTGCTTAAATAACCACCCAACCATTTTGCCGCCCCGATGGCGGCAGTTCCCGCAACCACATAACCAATAGCTACGGCTAGTGTTGACCCCACACCCGCTCCCATAAGCCTTACTGCTATCCAGTAAGCGGCATTAACTATTGCACTCCAAATCCAACTCATGCTGTACTCGAAGCTGAAAACGGCTTTTTATTTTTGACAGGAAGCTGTGTTTTTATATTAGGCCCACCGCCTGTTGTTGCACTGGTGGCCTTAACGGGTAATTTAATAATGACCTGTTTACCACCACCCGTTGTTGTTTCCGTAGCTGTCTCGGAAGCTGTAAAGGTAACGCTGTTGGTGTCTGGAACGCTGACCACTGTGTGATTATCATTTAAAACATTTTGAGGAATGCCACCCACATCCATTGTCCCTGCTATTGAAAAGGTATCATCCACCACTAAGCCGTGTCCTGTTTGATAAACAGTAACAGTAGCCGAAGAAGAAGTTGTTGAGATCGGTGGTGGTTTAGGATCAACCGCATCAAAAGTAACACTGGCCCCGCCGCCATAAGTAACAGTTGAGGTGGGTTCGGTTGTTACCGCTATTTCAAAAGAGTTTATATCAATAACATCTCCTACTGTATGAGTATCGTTAATTTCATCCGCAGGAACGCCACCGACATCGGTTGATCCTGCAATCACTACCGAATCGCCAGTAGATAGACCATGATCGGTTTCGTTGACTGTTACTGCATCCGTAACCGAAGTGTCAGTGCTTATAGGTGGAGCCGTAGTCTCAACATCTTCTACGATTTCTATTACATAATTTGTATCGTTAACCTCTACCACCGCATGACTATCATTTATATTATCAGCAGGAATACCACCCACACTATCAGCGTCTTCTATGGTCACTGTTACGCCTGGATGAATTTTATTTTTAATCGCCCCTTCTTTTGAGGGAATTATTATTTGATTTGTTTTATTACTGGTATCGACTGTCGTTATACCAGGGGATATTGATTCATCATTAACTTGAATTTCTGCTCCACCTTCATAGGGAACAATGACAGGGGAACTGATAAAAGGGATGTCCCAACTGTTTGACCCGATTGATACTACGACATGAGTTCCGTTTAAATCGTCCATGTAAGTACCTGTAGCGTTTGTTATAACTATTACATCGTCAACTACGACATTATGGTCTATGTCATAAACAGTAGCCGTTTCATCATCGTTAATCGTGACGTTGTTACCGACTAAATCTAAATCGTAAATTTCTTCTGAGCCTACATCCCTGGTATCAATAACCGAACCAAATTCTCCCGCTAAACTTCCTGCTCCCGTTACCCTGGTTCCTGGATCAAACTCTGCTCCCCACACTATGTCTTTGATTATTTCAGACGCATAGTTAAAGCCTAAATCCCCTGGGTAAACTGACTGTTGTGATGCCTGGTTGGTGTAACGACCTGATGTTTTTTCAAAATCAACAAACTGATTGGCTACGGATATTGAAACAGTGGACATACCTTCATTTTCCGCTTCGTGAATTGAAGGGGTATTCATGTTGCCTTGAAAAATTAAAACAGGATCAGCAATTAGTGAATCGTCTGAGGTACTTAAAAAACCTTTATAAATAACCACCTTTCGGTCAATGAAGCGTTCTGATAAAACGTGATTAATATAAACCTGATCCACCCCTGAGATACTTAAAGTTAAGCTGTTAATTATTAATTGCGTTGTTTCTTCTATATCACTGAAACTTAAAAAATATCCCAATGGAGAATAAGTATTGGAATCGTAGGTAATGGGAATAAATGAATCCGTTAAATATTGAGTTCCCGTTGGGGAATCAAAATATATTTTAACTAGATGTATTGGTTGGTTCTGGCTTTTAACGATCTCTGTTTGAAAGGCAGATGTACTCCCCCTGTTTGTCATTACGCAACCTCAACCAACTCTATTTCGTATGAATAATATGCTGTTGCATTGGTAGCGTAACTTCTAATATCTGAACTAAAAGAGACATTAAAAGGCACACTGTTTATCGTAATTGTTTCATTATCAGCTACCGCAGTTGCTAACTTCGGAGCGAAATTCAAAGTCGCATCTCCCGATCCGTCACTACCCATATCGGCAGTACACATATAAATTTTATTTTGGCCTGAGAATTTAAAGAAATCTCCTGTTTTTAAAATGCTTGATGTTGAGACTGTTAAGCCATCAACTGAACAAGAACTGGCTCCAACACTGGCGGCTCCATCTACTACTGGAGATTCAGTGGTCACTCCGCTAGTAGTTCCTATAGTGGTTGGAACCCAGGTAAACGTCTCATACTGGCCCCGTTGTTTTACAGAAAAGGCAAAAATAGGGTCAAAATTGGCTCTGGTCATTGGAGCAAATCTAACAGAAAATCCCCATCGTTGACCGCCCCTGGAACGTACTTGTCGGGTTAGATTACTGGTAACGGAAACCAAAGTCGGTTCAATAGATTGAACCTCAATCGACTCTGGGGTTGGTGTACTAGGAAATGTACCACTCATGGCCCTAGTGGCCCTCTACGTCCACGCTTTCTAAATGATTGTTCTACGATTCCCACAATAGCGGGAGCCTGTTGTGATATGGCTTGCAAAGTATCTCTTGAATCCCAGGACGTAATATTAAAACTCACATTAACGTTTGCTCCTGCTCCTGCAAGCTGATTGTTAGGAACAATAGTCCCGTTGCCGTGTGGAACGAATAATTCTGGCCCCCTCTCTCCTACAATGTATGGAGTACCACCAAGAACGGGTCCACCCGTTGCTTCTCCTGTTGGTGTTTTACCACCAAAGAAACCTGTTACTGCTCCTATTGCTTTTTGAACTATAAACACCCTAATTAACTGTGCAATTATGTCTTTAAGAATTTGATCCATTACATCTTTTAATCCTTCCACTCCCGATCTGATATTCATAAAAGCATCAACCAATCCATCTTCTAATTTTTTGGCTACACTTTCTCCTAATTTTTCAAATTTTAATAAAGTTGTTTCATTGTTTTGAAATACTTTTTTAAATCCTATACCAAAACCCTCAACAGATTTTGCTAACTCTGGGAATAAAATAATGGTTTCTTCTAATTTTTCTTTTAACTTACCTGTTTCTTCTTCGCCTGTTTTCAATTCTTCCCAAAATAAGCGAATTTTATCCGCCGCTTTTTTGGCTTCGTCTCCGAATTTTCCGACTGCGTCTAACCTTTTTTGTAGTTCTTCCTCTAATTCCCGTAATTTTTTAACTGATCCAAACGGATTTGGGGCAAAAACAACTGCAAGTTTTTTTCCTAAAATATCTAGTTTAATTGATGCCCTGTCAACAAAATCAAGAAAGACACCAAACGACTCCACTAAGTTCGCCAATCCAACAACAAATTTATTAGATATTGTCTCTCCTAATGTATCAAAAGTTCCTTCGACATCTCTTGCGTCTGCTAAAACAGTAGACAATTTTCCAGACACCTCTTCTAAGGCAGGTAAGAAGGCTCCTATAATTCCTGAAACCAGTGCGTTGATTTGTTTCTTGATCCTATTGAATGCGTCTGCGGCTTTTTCGGCTTTTTTAATGGTATCTCTACTAATTATAATGCCTAAATTCTCAGCTTCTTGGTAGAAATTGCGTAAACCCTCAGAACCTTCTTTTAGTGTTGCCACTAAAGCCACACCTTCTGAATCAAAAAATTTAAAGGCTAATCTAACTTGTTCGGCACTGTCGGTTGTGTTGGCTATTGCATCTGCAACATCAAAAAACACTTCTTCAATGTTTCTTAGTTGGTTGTTTTGGTCGAATAAAGCTATACCAAGATCACTTAAAGCTTGTTTTGCTTCTCCTGTTCCTTTAGCGGCTTCTGCCGTTCTTCTTATGAATCTTTGCAGACCCATATCTAAGGCTTCGACTTTTACCCCCGTTTGTTCGGCGGCGAATCTTAGTTTTTGTAAAAATTCGGGATCAATACCAAGTTTTTCTGCCGTCTTGCCTATCTTGTCGAGCATCGAAACATATTTAGAAACAACAAGTGATACTGCTCCCACTGTGGCCGCTATGCCAACTGCTATTTTTGCTAAACCCTTCCCAATCCCTGCGGCGACTGATCCGAGTTTTTTTACCATAGCAGTAGCTTTTTTAAGCGGCTTAGTGAACTTGTCCACCGCCGTTATGACCATCTTAAATTTTTCCACTCTTCTTATCCTCTAATATCTTCATATAAGCTATCCAACCAACAAATTCGTCAACTGTTATCGCACTCAACTCTTCAAGAGTTTTGCCTAACCTTTCTGCCAATGCGTATTGTGCGAATAAATCCGCATCAGCTCTTATTTTTTTTCAGAAGTCTCCAAATCATCGACACCCATAATCCAGGTTCCGATCTTGGTTAGAACACCGACATCAACGCCGTTCATTAACTTGTACTTATCGTCCATCGTAAACATCTTGTCTCCGTTATCATCCAATGCCTTGTGTATTAAGGCATAGGCTAACAAAGCCAAATCATCGTTCTTCGATAAACGATATAGCTTTTGCGATTCCTGCAAAGTTAATGGTTTCGCATATAAAACGAAAGGCCCTGATTCATCGGCCCACTCTTCGACTGTTAGTTTTCTTACGTCTATCGAGTCAAAGTGTGCCGCCGCCCTATCTATCGCCTTCACGTTAGACTGTTGTTGTTGTTACGTCTCCAGTATAAGTTGCCCCTATACTAGCAGTAACCATTCCATCGAAAGAACCTGTAATCGAATGCGAAGTCACTAATGCTGTTCCCGTGTAGTAAGTATCTCCACTTTCTGCCCCTTCGGGGTACAGCACTAGAGTTACAGAACTACCAGGAGACAATGCGACCTGTCCATTCGTATCGGTTTCATCCCAAAAAACTTCAACCGAAGCTGAAAATTCATCGAGTCCTGAGAGATACGTTCTTGACGTATCGCCCATAGATGTATCTTCAATTAGGGAATTGGATTGATCCAATGTCCAACTTGTTACTTCCGCTACAGTGTTTGATGCGACTTTTACTAAGCCACTAATTCCACTATGTGTTGCCATTTATTTTTCCTCTTTATCTTTTTTTGTTTTACTTACAGACTTGGATGTTTTCTCTTTAGAAATACCTTTCTCAGTCCAACCTTTGCTTTTTAAATACTCCACACGATGCTCAGACACTTCAATAGGGTCTTGACCTTGTGGAGAATATAAAATTACTCTTGCCATATCTTTACCTTTATACCGCCGTGTCTGGATCAGCTTCCGCATTTGCGTATCTGACTGAATAAGTCATAGCACAAACGCCCACTGGTTGATCTCCTTCGGCATCGTAATTAATCTCTGTTGATTCCAGAAATGAATCTTTAGCTAAACCATTCAACGTAATGTCTCCTGCCATAGCCGTTTCAACTTCGCTACAAATTAAATCTACTTTGTCGTCAAAGTCTGAAACTTGTTTAACATATCCTTCAACCACCAGAGATAAATTTCGCATTATTAATCGTGATGTTCCCATCGTCTCAGGCATTGAATCTTCGCTCTTTGTATAAATTAACAGTCCAGGCAGATTATTCGATCCCAGGGGATAGACTCTGCTTTGGTAAACACGAGAGCCAGTAGTCGTTAATGAGCCTAATGTACTTGCGGCTCTTTCTCTAATCTGTTGTCTAACATGGGCCATTACTGTTGTTCCAATACTAAAGCTGTAACTCCTGTGCCGTCAGGTTGTGTGCTTACGATGTTATACGTTATTGAATCAATAACTATAGTGTCCTCGTTATCTACCCCAGACATATCAGACGTTCTGCCTGTTACTACAGGTTGAGTTCCTTCTACATCGATTCCGAGTCCTGGATCAATCGCAAAGTATTCTTTATTAAGAATAACGTTGATCGTGGAACTGGAACCGCCAATAGTAATAGTCGCACTAACTCCGTGTGCGTCTGTATCAAAAAATCCCGCTAAGTCTGCGGCAGTTTCGAGAACCATAATTATTTCTTCTTACTTCTTTTCTTAACTGGTTTACTGTCAGAAGAATCTAATCCTACTGAACGATCTGCTGATTTAGATTCGCCGTGTTCGGCTACTTGCCCTGCGGCTAATAGTCCTGCCGCTACAGGTTGTTCTAATTCTACGGAGTCGCCAATAAGATAGTCGCTTCCTTCAATTACGCAATTTTTAAGAACTTCATATTTATTTGCCATATTCAAAAAGTGGAAGGGGTTATTGGCCCCTTCACACTATTTAGCTGATTAAGCTGTTGCCTTCGTGAACGATTGTCCATGTCTAACTGCTACATCACAAAATTGAGTCGCTCTAATGCGAGTCAAATTATTTCCGCTTCCTGTATAAGGGTCGACCAAAATATCGATTGAGCCAAAAAAGCCAATCAATAAATCAGACCACATTCCAAAGTAAGCGTAACCTGCCGCAACTGCATTACTGATAGTTACGTCATGGCCGTTTACTCTGCCGTCCCCGTCCATAATAAAGATTGCTGTATTACTTGCTTTTGCTGTAGTTTTTAAATTGCCAACTACAGTTGAGTTAGTTAAGTAACCAGGTCTATTAAATGGTACGTTGTCAGCTAGAACCAATGATTCCATTTCAACTGTTTCGGCCCACGTTGGAGTTGAAGCTGTTGTCAATGTCACTGAATTAACACCAGTCGCACTATTGATTCCTGTTGGTTCGCCAGAACTTCCAGAACCCGTCATAGCTCCTGTATCTACTACTTTACCGATACCCGCCGCAAGATCGTTTCTTACTAACGTCTCTATTGATAGAGAGGAATTAGCAAGCATCTTGTTTGTAATATCTGTATAAGCAGAGATAGTGTTAGGAGACATAGTTACCGAACCTAGAGTCAGTTCAGATTCTCCTACAGCACCGCCTTCAGTTGCGATCCATGCCGCAGTTGAAACACCAGTCTGTTTGGGAATCTTCACGTTATCTACTAAATCAGGGAATATAGTTGCCCCTGCTCTAATAACACCAGACGCATCTCTTAGTGCATCGATGAAGTCTCCTCTTCGGAAATCTTCTCCGATCCCACCTGAATCATCTGAGGTATTAATATCCCTAGTCCATGTACCCATTACCTCGCTTGGTAATGTAAGACCTTCTGAATTTCTGCCGTATTTGTCTTTCGCCGCTTGTGACGCTTCAAATTCAAATTTGGCTTCTTCTTGGGCCTTCCTGTTATAAGGATTACTCATAGCATAGACCGCTTTCAAGATACTAAAGTTTCTGGATTCTTTTTTAGTCAAACCAATGTCGACTGTTTCTAAGGGTTGTCCAGAAGGTATAGCATTAAGAAGTTGTCCTCTAAATGTTTCAAGATCAGTTCCATCTTTAATTGCTTGTCGAGCCAAGTCTTGCTGTTGGTGTCTTGATCCTAGTTCAAGAATCTCATCGTTTTGCTTTGCGATTCTTTTTCTAGTTTCAGATTCCGTTACAGTCTTAACTTCCTCAACATTTATTTCTTGTTTTTCTTCCATAGTTTTTCCTATGTTTTTATTTATTATTACACCAGAGTCTTTGGTTTCAGTTTTTACACTTACCACTTCAAAATCTGGTAATTCTTTTGCCGCATCATCGCTTCTGGCTATACCTACGTTCACACTTTGATCCGCAGGAACACTCACAATCGAACTTTCGAGAGGAGTCCAGGAAACACGATAAGTTGGTTCATCGAAAGAGTCGTCTCTTTCCATGTTGTTGATGTTGTAACCGACTGAGACATTTTGACGAATGCCATCTTTTACATCATTAAATACTTCATTGGCTAAGTCGCTTTTTCCAAAGCGTACTTCTGCGATTGTTCTTTTCGCACTACTGTCAATGTAGTAGTTTTCGACCACTCCTATTTGCTTAGTCATGTCGTGATCCAATAGGAGAGGGGATCGCCCCTGTCCCATAAATGACGTATCAATAGATTCTTCGGAATGATCTAATATTTCCAAACCAAAGGATCGACTCACGGGAGCTTCACTTGTAAGAGCAACTCTTACTCTTCTGCTAGCTTCATCTATGAATTCAGATCGGATAGCCGCAGAACGGAATTGCTTTTCAGAAGCAAAACTGCGTTCTTCGTCCTCAGTTTGCTCTACCTCAGATTCAGATTCCTCAGTCTCTTCTTGAGATTCTTCGGTTACTTCTTCTTCGGTTACTTCAATGTTTTCTTCTTCCATTGTTTTTCCTTTTAGTTTACTGGCATAGTTGCCACACCCACTTTTGGACACCTTTTAGAAACAAGGGTGGTTTCGTTTCTAACTTGTGGCTCTATCACGTTGCCGTGATTCCCGCCAATCTGCCAGGCCTTATTCATCTCCTTCTCCCGTTAATTCTGGTTCAACTGGTGTCTTAGTTGCTCCATAAGGGGAGAAGGCCGTCTCGATTCCGTATTGATCTGCCAAAGCCTTTTCTCTGGATAACTCCTCGAAAAGTTCTTCGGGATCACGGCCCATAGACGACTGAATATCAGTCATAGTTACCTGACCATTCTGTAAGCCGACAACATTGGCATTCATCTCTTTAAGGGGATCAATCCAATTCCAACTTCTCGGAATAAAGGTAACTTGGTTAGCAAATTTCTCATACTTCGTTATTGGTATGCTGACCTGTCTAGTTGTCATGGCATAGTTAAGCCACTTCAAATAAATAGGTCTGACCATGTGTTGAATAACGAATTTTTGTACTGTTCTGTAATAATCTCTTTGTTCCATAACGCCTTGCCTAATACTGGAATAATTAACGCCTTCCAGATTATTAGCCAAATCGACATAAGAAACATTCAGACCAGATGCAATACCTCGAAGAATAGCCTTCTGAAATGGATCGAATACCATATTTGGATATTCTGGCTTAAACTCTTGGAACGTACTTCCAGATGGCAACTGTTCCATGCTTCCAGGTGTTGCATCCATAATCTGCGTATAGGTATCTTCTGTCTCTTCGCCCACATAGCCATCGCCATCAGGAGAAACAATAAATCCCATCTTCGCCGCGCCTACCCTTGCTGCTACTACTGCACTCTCTTCAAGTCCATCTAACATCTTGGCCCTAGCTAAGACCGAAGATGTCCAGGGTACACCCCTGGTTTGTTCTGCTCTACTAGCCAGGTAAGCATGGATCAATTCATCGGCAGGAACTTTAATGTAATTGTTACCACCATAAAGATAACTTCCTGCTCCCCCTGGATGATTTCTTAATAAGTAATAAGCAATCGGTTTACCAAACTTATTAACTTCAACTCCCATCTTGATTGAATTGCCTGTCTCTTCATTCTTGACGGAATAGTTCTCGTCCAGATGATCGGCTTCTAAGAACTGAATAGCGAAACCAAATCGGTTTTCGTTTGATCGTACAGTTCTGATTAATGCTTCGCCATCCCTGGCTACGGATGAAACAAATAGCTTCTGGCAATCTAAAAAAGATTGCATTCCGTTTAAGGTACAGCTTCCCACCTGTCCCCACTCCGCAAACGCAGTTTCAACTTCTGCGTTGCCTTGTAAATCTAACTCCCCATTATCATTTCTGGCTTTTGAAGCGATACGGATTCCAGTAGGCCCAATAACATTAGTAATCAACATCTGTAGATAACGACTTATGTAGCTATCATTTCTGGCTAATGCTCGACTCCGATTTCTTAATGTACTCAGTGATCCTGATATTTCTTGATCCGCACTGTTGCCTGACGTTTGCCAATCAGCAAATAAACGACCACCCGTTGCTCCTGTATAGAGTCTCTTCCAGGTTTGAGTTCTAACCTTTCTTTTTAAAATATTGTTATACCATGCCATTAGAATTTAACCTTTACTTGGTTTCCTGTTGCTTCGCCTTTGTCTCTTCTTGAAACTTTGTCCTCATTTATTACCAGGTGTTTATATTGTGAATACCATTTATTGAGTTCTTCGGGAGACATTCTTGATAAAGAACGTCCTGCAATACTCATGGACATTTGATCGATACTTGCTCGGTTCTCCAAAGTAGCTTCAAGAGCGTCAAAGACGATTCGATTATGTGAACGTGGATCGCCAGTGTCAGCATCTAAGTTGGATTTAACTGTTGTAAGTCCCTTGTTTAAAACCAATCTTTCGCTTGAAGTATTAGTGATGTATTCCTGGTAGGTGTAGTCGCCTTTGGTATATCCAGTTGTCGTAGCACTAGGAACTGATATTGTGTAAAGGCTCGTATCGCTTTCTGTAATAACAGAAGAAGTCAACTCTATTTCTGTTGCCGTAGAACTTAATAATCTAAACGAATAAGTTAAAGTGTAATCAGCAATCGGATAATCCGTTAAGTCTCGCTTCCATAACCAATTGTCCCCGACATAAAGCACGTCAGGCGTTATGGTTGGATAGTTTGTTGAATCGAATCTATTAGCCAATTTATGTCCTTTTGCAACTGCAAAAAGACATTACGTTCCATCTATCTTATGTCAATACTACTTCCAACTATTTACGAAAGTCTTTCTTGGTCTTTTGGGTTGTCTCAATGATGGGATAGGGTTTGGATTGGTTCTTTCAATCGCTTGATCTTTTGGTTCCTGGTTAGTGTTCGATGCAATTAATTCCAGGTTCGGTTGCAATATGTTTAACGCAACCAACGCATATACGAAACAGTCTAGTGATTCATTTCTTTTGTACTGCTTAACCCAGACGATAGTTTTATTTCCTTTAATGTATTTGATAACTCTTTTTTCTGCTGTTAATTGTTTGAAGTATTCTTCATCACAAGTATTGGGAAAATGAATATAGCCTGGTCCTTGTGCTTCCACTTGCAACCACTGAAAGATAACTTCTTTAGCTGAATCAACTCCTGCGGGGAACAGTTGTATTCTTTGTCGGCCCGCTACTGTGGGTCTACCTGCTATTGGTTTGGAACTTTGACTTTGACCTTTAATCGCAAATATCCTTCGTCCTCTTCTGACTTTGACGTAGTTGTAAACAGAACTTGTTTGATAACCCGAATCAATCGCAACACAAGCAATCGGTAAAGAGGGTAGTGTGTCCCTGCTGTACCTTCGCTTTAAATAATCATCTAGGTCTTGCCACACTTGGTTCTGTGAAGTCTCGCCCCAGAATATCTGATAATCTAAAACATAGCTTTGAGATTCGAGTCCCCACCCGATAACTTGTAATTCTATTCGATCATCTTGTATATCGGCTCCACCTGTAATAACTAACACATCATCGGGGACACAACTTTCATCGTAGTTTTCCCGTCTTGCCATTAAACCTTCTGATTCTATTTCCTCTCCTTCGTCAGTCCAACATTGACCCAAGCTAGTATTAACATATGTCTTTAATATCTCTGGGTGTCGTTTAGCTTCTAAGAAGTTAACTGCCATTGTCGCCCAGGTAGACCAGGGCGAGTACAGTTCGTTAATATGAAAGCCTGCTGTCTTTTTTGTTTCTCCTTCGGCTCGCCATTCGCCATTTCTAATCATGGTTATCTTGTCCTTCTCTTCCAGTAACGACCCACAGCTCGTACATAAATATCGAGCCGTTTCGGGTTTATCTTCTTCCCATTTAACATTCGCCCATTCCAATACTTGCATCTCTTCGCACTCAGGACACGGAACCCAATAGTGACGTTGGTCTGAATGATTCCACGCTGTTTGTATTCTTGACAGTCCATCGATAGTCGGAGTTGAAGCCATAACTATCTTTCTATTCCAGAACGTAGTTGTTCTTTTTAGAGCCAATGAAACAGGATCGCCCTCGGCTCCTGCACTTAATGGGAAGCGATCTATCTCGTCTGCTAACAAAATTCTAACGGGCCTACTTGCTAATCCACTTGCACTGTTCGCTCCCACAACTGCGATAAAGCCGCCATCGAACTTCTTATGCAAAACTGTATTCTCGCTGTCCTTCGCTCTTGGTTCCTTTACTTTACCTTTTAAGACCTTACTGCTTTTGAGCATTGGATTTAATCTGTCCTTGCTCCAGGTTCTAGCCATCTCTAAAGTCGGTTGCATAACCAGAACAGGGCAGGGGTCTTGCGATATGTAATATCCAAGTATGTTATTGAGTATCTCAGTCTTGCCGATCTGTGAACTGGACATAAGCACAATGGATTCAATGTTGCGATCCAACACCACGTCCATTATTTCCTTTTGATAGTTGGCTCTACTGGTTCGCCAGTTACCAGGTTCAGCACTAGACTCAGAACTTAATACTCTGTGCCTATCGGCCCACTCACTTACTTTAAGTTTCTGCGGCGGCTTGAAGGCTCTCACTGTCTGGTTCCAAACTACCTCTAACGGATTCTGGTAATTCACTTCCTGCGAGTTCATTTAACACCTCATATATTTCTTCATTAATTAATCCTTCAACTTCTGCGTAAGTCTCAAGTCCGACTACCTGGTGTGCAACCTTCGATGGCAGGTTTAAAAGTTTGGCTCTAACATTACTAACGAATCCAATCCAACCATCTCTAACTTCTTCTGCTTTGATCATTCCCCTGGTTATAACTTCGACTTCCATCTCTGCTTTGTCAGCTTGAGCTTTCGTTAAACGGGTTTTCTCTTCACTAATAGACGTATCTGTACCTTTTGGAGACAATCTGGCCCTAGTTCTAAGGAAGTTAATATAAGCCAGGCGGGAATCACGCAAGTTCATCTTCTGTCGGCCCCTTCCACCAGGTAAAATTCCCTGGCTCTTTAATTTTGAAACGTACTCTTGCGTAATTCCTAAGTGTTCGGAAACCCTTCGGTTGGTTACTAATTCTTCGACCATCGAACTTAAACTTTTCGGTTTTGGTTTGAACTGAACCCAAACTGGTTCCAGTTTGCTGAACTGGTTTGGTTGTTTATATTTAATCTTATTAAATCTCGGAATTGTCTAGAAC